ACTTGGATGAACATTTTTTAATTCACCTTTAATAGCGCATACAAATTCATCTGATAAGAAATCTGTTTGACCTGACCAATATGAAACAATAATTGGTTTTTTAGTTAAACTAAATTCAAGCAATGGACGACCAAAACCTTCACCTTTAGTTAAATTAACCATTGCTTTTACTTTAGGATGGTTGTATAAATGATTCATTTCTTCATCTGTAAATTCACCATGAAGTAAATACACATTAGGTAAATCTGTAGATTCAACTGAGTTTCTAATTTGTTGAATTTTATTTAAAAGAATTTCTCTATCAACATAAGAAGAAGCAGCCCCTGATGTTTTTAGGATTAATGAGGGTTTTTTCTTTTTATTTTTAAAGGTTTCAAAAAATGCTTTAATTAATAAAGCTATATTTTTTCTATCTTCACCAAAATCTCCATTAATCCAATGTCCTACAAACAAATAAGCAAATGATTCATCTAACTCATCTAAAGTACATACTAAATCATTATCTGGTAGATCGGCATCTTCTATTTTAAAATATTTAGTTATATCAGCACCCTCAAATAATACTTCAACTGGTTTTTCTAATTTGATATTTCTAACCACTTGTTGAGTATTTTGATCTCTTTGTTCAAAAGAACTATTTTTTAGTACTTCGGCTGAATGTTTAGAAGAAACAATATTCAAGTTCATTCGGTTACATCCCTCAATAAAATCAGGGCTAGCAACCGTTGTTTCAATACCAGCAGTAAAACCAATATTAAATTTCCCTACAGGTTGGAATTCGTTGGGTACAGTAACTTGGGCCCAAATTTCGGGTTGTTTTGGAAAACCTTGTTGATTCCAAATATGTTTTGTTAAAAATTCCCATTCGGGATTATCATTAATAAAACCCCAAGGAGTATCACCCCAACGTTGGGGTAAGATTTTTACATCATATTTATCTAAATTGATAATTGATTTTACTAAATCGCGAGAGCGAGCCCCATAACCTGAGTAGGTATCTATTGGGCAACTAATTAAAAATAACGGTTTCATTAATATATTAACTTATGTTGGAGTGTTCTTTTTGGATATGTGTTGGTATTAATAAATTCAAATCCTTCTCTTGGTTTCCAAGTTTTAAATAATTGATCAAAATTTTCAATAACACGTTTTGCTTGGTGTTCTGAGGTAAATCCGGCTTCATCACTAATAGCCCATTCTCTACCTGCTAAACCTCTTTCTTGACGTTCTTCCTCACCCATATTATAAACTTCTAAAATACGTTGAGCAGCATCTTCGGCTTCACATCTGTCATCAAAAATATAAGGTGTTGGAGGTGAACCTACAATTGATCGAGAAGTTGGGTATACTGGAAAAGCCCATTTACCATGTTTTTTATAAGTACCTCTATGGTTTGAAGGGAAGTTTTCATCAAAATCAATCCAACTACCATCTTCAAATTCAAAACGCATTTGATCTTGCATACCACCTGTTGTATTAGCAATAATTGGTTTACCACATAAAATAGCTTCTGTTAAACTTAATCCCCATCCTTCATTTGATGTTAATAAAATTTGAACATCTGAAATGTTATATAGTAAGGCCATTTCCTGAGGAGTACATCTCATATTAGTAAAATATACATTTTTAGAATATTTTTCACCAAATAACAACTCAATTACGGCTGGAAGATCGGTACCATGTTCACTTACGTGTTCAGTATGAAGCATTAAAGCACATTTTTTAGCTTGTTCTTCTGGAAGTGAATCCAAAAATAATCTAAAGGCCATTAATGTATCAGGAATTTGTTTACGTCTGATGTTTCTTGAATTAAAGAATACTACAAACTCAGGATCAAATTTACCAAATACTCTTCGTTTCATATTTTCTACCTCTTTATATTCTTGACTAGTTTTAAAAATAGGTTTGAATATATGATGATTTAACCCATGAGGTACATACTTAACAATCTTACTTGCTGCTTTATCTCCTAAAACAATTTTGTTAATGTTAACAGTTTGTTTAGAAATACCCATCAACAAATCACAAGCCTCATAGTATGGTTTATTATACAAAGGTGCTGGATAATCATCCCAAATATTTAAATAGGTAATTGGAATGTGTTTACGAATTTCATTTTCAATAGCAAATAACCAAACAAAATAACGTGGATCGGTAATCAACATTATAGCATCTGGTTTTTCAATTTGAATAAGTTGACGAATAATGGTAGAATCCCCATATCCATCAACTGGGTAAGCAATAACCGATGCATCTGTGATACCAGCATTTGTATTGGTATCTTGAGATAAATCTAATTTTTGACCTTTTTCAGGGTGCTGAACGGCACCGGCAATGTTTACCCAATTAAAATGATGTGCTGTTTGCAATACGATTTCTCTGGCAACAGTAGCAATACCTGAATGTACTCTAATGTCATCACAAATCAATAAAATTTTCTTCCTCTCACTTGGAGGTAAATAACCGAATTTATCTTTCATGTAAAATAACTTTTTTAATCTTTAACTTCTAAATTATTGTGGTTGTGTACTTTTTTTCTAAAATCTTCATCGGTAAGATACAAATGAATAGTGCGGTCGGCAAGTTTTTGTAAAGAAAATTTGTACTTAACACAAGCAATCTTGAAATTTTCAAACAACTCACTCTGTACTTTTACAGAGGTTAATGTCATATCCTTTTTATTTGTCATAGCTTTTATTTATTTATCATATATAAATATATGCGGATTCCTTAAGATATACCTTTATCGCATAAATCTTTGCGATTTTTAAAAGGACAATATCGACAATTCCAATCGCTTGGTTGTGGATCTAAGGGTTGGGTTTTATGAGAACCATCACGATTAAATACTTCCTCTATAAATGAATTTACTATGTTAGTTGCTTTATTTATCTTTACTTTACCACTTGCCGGAGTGAATTCTTGTATCCTAGAGATAGGAAATGGGGATTCTTCCCATATTTTTCTTTTTACAATAAAAAATTCTATATCAATACTGTCTTCAGGTACTCCAAATTGTTGACTGTAGAACTTTTTGTATAGGATTAATTGGAGTTGTTTTGCTTCATCTTTTTTAGTTTTATCATCCCACCCACTTTTGGATGTTTTAATATCTAAAATTTTAAAAGTATTAGTTGTTTCATTATACAAGACAACATCCAAATAACCCTTATACAAAACGTTTTTAAATTCTGGATGTGGGTTTAATAATAAAGGTACTTCACATCCTACTAAATACCAGCCTCGTTTACCAAAATAACCACCTCGTTTTTTCTTAATAAAATTTAAAATTGCTAATCCGTCTTCATAAAATTCTCTCATTTCAACAGGATCAGAAAAATGTACTTTTTTATTTGATTTGTAGTCTTTAAGATAAGTTTCTCTAAAACGTTCTTCAAAATATTCTTCTATATTAATTCGGTCAGCGGCAGCACCACTTTCATTATATATAATTGTTATATAGTGTTGTAATGCCTCATGTAATGCAGTTCCGAATGTCATATGAATAGAGGATTCGGATGTATAATATCCGTCTCTATATTGTAAAGCCCATTTACGGGGACAACTCAAAAACATAGAAACTTGACTATATGAAATTGATTTTTCAACCCCATAGTTAATTTCTTTTAAAGTATGTTTTTGGATTTGTTTTACAATGGCTGGTATTTTTTTCTTTTTAGCCAAAATTTATTTTTTACCTTTTAGCATCTGGATTGTTTTTTCTAGATATAAAGCTAGATCCATTGCTTCCTCTTTAGCATGTTGTAAATAATCAATAACTGATAAATCTGTTCTATCTAAAGTCTCATTATATTTAATAAAACCTTGTGCTGCTCTTTCTAACATTTCGTGTCTTACAGCTGTAACAACCGAGTCGGGAAATGTTTTAATTCCCTGTTCATAGTTTTCTCGATTTTTCTTTTGTTTTTCATAATACTGTTTTTCAGATTCTAAAACAGCTTCATGTTGTTGTTTAACAGCTTTCATAAACATATCTTCCTCATTATTTTGTGTTGAGGTTGTAGTACTTTTATATACAGGACTACCACTAAAACTTACATTATAAATGTCTTTGTTTTTTGTCATAACTTATTTAATTTCTTTCAATAACTTTTTAATATCTTTTTCATTAATACCTGATTTTTCAAGAATGTGTTCTATTCCTTCTCGTTTAAGGAGATAAATATAATCTTCGGCTTCTCCAAGAGAAACAACATAGTAATTAGCTATGTGGTATAATAACTCTACATTAGGTTTCTTTTTAGAAGACTTAATGTATTTAAGGAATACATTCTTTTTAGGCAGCATGGTACAGTAGTATTTATAGGTTTTTTCTTTATCAGGATAGGGGATTCTTTGGCCGTAATTTGCAACCTCAGTGTATCCTTCATACATACTTACAAATCTATGAACCATGTAAGAATTAAACGATTCTTGTTGATCTTCGGTAAAAGATGACCATGGTTTTTTATCTACTGTAATGCTTTTTAGCCAATCAAATATTGTCATCCGCCGTACTCTTCTCTTAATTCTTTGGGTAAAGTATCAAGCAAGATTTCTCCTGTTTCAACATCATAAAATACTGGGATTGGGATAAGAGCATCCTCATCAGCTCCTACTACAAAACGAGATACTTTACGAATAATAACTCCTTGGCTCCAAATTTTACCTCCATTAGGTGTTTCTACGGATGTTGTCTTTGACAAATCCAAATTAATGTTCATTTGATTATTTTTCATTTTGTTTTTGTTGTTTATAGTCTAAATAAAATCCAGTTGCTACAATAATATTCATACCCAAGCTCATAATAACCTCATGTATATCTTGATACACCGTTGTCATTAAATGAACATGACCTACCATCCAAAAAGGTATAGATAAGTTTTGACTAATCCAAATTAAAGTAAACTTTAGAAATTGTTTCATAACACTTTTTTACTAATAGCTGATAAT